GGTAACTATAATATAGATATGTTGTTAGAAAAACATATCGACAACAGGCACATTTTAAAGGCAAACAAAGGAGGCTTATTATGGCAACATTAGCAGAAATTCGTGCAAAACTAAAAGAACAAGAATCACGCCAGGGTGGAAACACTCAATCTTCAGGTGGTGATCGAGCAATTTACCCACATTGGAATATGTCAGAAGGCGCAGAAGCAGTGGTAAGATTTTTACCAGATGCGGACGCTGATAACGTATTCTTTTGGAAAGAACGTTTGATGATCAAACTACCTTTCGCGGGTATCAAAGGACAAACTGATTCACGTCCTGTGACAGTTAACGTTCCGTGTATGGAAATGTACGGTGAGACTTGTCCAATTCTTACAGAAGTTAGACAGTGGTTTAAAGATAAATCATTGGAAGACCAAGGTCGTAAGTATTGGAAGAAGAAGTCTTATATCTTCCAAGGATTTGTAAATGAAGATCCATTAAAAGAAGATGAACAACCAGCAAATCCAATTAGACGTTTTATTATTGGTCCACAAATTTTCCAAATCATTAAGGGTGCATTAATGGATCCTGAGATGGAAGAACTTCCTACAGATTATGTAAGAGGTGTAGACTTTAGAATTAAGAAAACATCTAAAGGTGGTTACGCAGATTATTCAACTTCACAATGGTCACGTAGAGAACGTGCATTAAGTGATACTGAAAAGTCAGCAGTAGACACAAACGGTTTGTTTAACTTGTCAGACTTTTTACCTAAGAAACCTACTGACGTAGAAGTTAAAATTATGCAAGAGATGTTTGAAGCATCTGTTGATGGTGAAGCATACGATCCAGATCGTTGGGGTCAATACTTTAGAGCACCAGGTATGAGTGCATCTACAGGTGATCCAAATGCATCTAAACCAGCAACTACTACTGCACCTGTACAGGAAACTGTACAAACTAGTGCTCCTGTACAGGAAACTGTACAAGAACCTGCACCAGCAGTAAGTGAACCAGTTGCTAGTTCAGAAGATAAACCATCAAGCGAACGTGCTCAAGACATTTTAGCAATGATCCGTTCAAGACAATCCTAAGGAGTAAGATATGGCGAAACCGTTCGATGTATCTAAATTCCGTAAAGGTCTTACCAAGTCCATTAGTGGATTAGGTATTGGTTTTAACGATCCGACTGATTGGGTCAGTACAGGTAACTATGCACTGAACTATCTTATTAGTGGAGACTTTCATAAAGGTGTTCCACTAGGTAAGGTTACAGTATTTGCAGGTGAATCAGGAGCAGGTAAATCTTACTTTGCTTCTGGTAACATCGTTAAGTCAGCACAAGATCAAGGTATCTTTGTAGTTCTAATTGACTCAGAGAACGCACTTGATGAAAAATGGTTGCAGGCACTTGGCGTTGATACCGGTGAGGATAAATTGTTACGTTTATCAATGAGTATGATTGATGATGTAGCAAAAACTGTATCTAACTTTATGAAAGAATATAGAGAAGATTACGGTGAAAAAGATCCTGCTGATAGACCTAAGGTACTATTTGTAATTGACTCATTGGGTATGTTATTAACACCCACAGATGTTGACCAGTTTGATAAAGGTGATTTGAAAGGTGATATGGGTAGAAAACCCAAGGCACTTACAGCACTTGTACGTAACTGTGTTAATATGTTTGGTAGTTATAACGTTGGTATGGTATGTACTAACCACACTTATGCATCACAAGATATGTTTGATCCAGATGACAAGATCAGTGGTGGACAAGGCTTTATCTACGCAAGTTCAATTGTAATCGCTATGAAGAAATTGAAACTTAAAGAAGATGAAGATGGTAAAAAGGTAACAGATGTGCGTGGTATCAGAGCCGCTTGTAAGGTAATGAAAACACGTTACGCAAAACCTTTTGAAGGTGTACAGGTTAAAATACCATATGAAACAGGTATGGACCCATACAGTGGATTGGTTGACTTGTTCGAGAAACACGGTTTACTAAAACAACAGGGCAATAGACTCAAGTATGTTGATTCTAAAGGCACTGAGCATTTAGACTATCGTAAGGACTGGACAGGTGAAAAACTTAATCTCATAATGAAGGACTTTTCCGACAATATTGATAAGTATCAAGAAGAGCAAGAAGGCTCTGATTCAAACAATATTGTAGAGGATAAAGATACTGATGCTAGAGATGAGTGACGAACAGTTAATTGATTTTTGGGATATGATCACAGAGTACATTCCTAAGACCAATAAGGAAGAAGCCGCCCACGGATTTATTCGTTGGTGTCAAGATAACGGTGTTGAAGAAGATGTATTATTTGCACTTGGAGACGCTGATCCTTATTTGGACGAAGCAGTAAAAGACGTTCAAGGTGTTACAGATACCGACGAGCGTTATGAGGATGACGATGTTGAATGGTCCGATGATCAAGAAGACGACGAGTGGTAATAGATGATTAATTGGTATTCAAGGGTAACCCAAGATATTGCAAACATTCCTGATTGTATTGTCTGGTACGAAAACGAACTAGATCTTGCAAGGGTGGAAACTGGGTTGAAAGGCAATCTAGAAAAGAATGCTTCAAACCTTCCAGGAATAGTTGAAAAACGTTTTGGACAGTTGCAAGAGATTGAGGCTATTCTTGAATACCTTAACATCGAACTACGCAGAATGCGTTCTAAATTTTTCAAACAATATTTAGAATCTTACCAAAGAG